AGACCAATTCCTTGTCTAGCCACAGTCCTCAACACGTCTATCCCCGAGCGCAACATAGCGAAGGGATTTGTGGTCACGGCGTCACTCTCGTCCTTGACCCTGGGCGCACGAGGAGGAATCTCCACGATCGTGGGAGTTGGAGAAGGTGGTCTTGCCAAAAGGTCTGGCATATTCTCAGGGTATTCAAACTCGAGAGTCTCCTCTTCCACGGGTGGTAAGGTGGCCTTCTTCTTGGGTTTCTTCTCCTCCGGGGCAATCGAGCAAGTACCATCTAAACTAACTGACAGGCGGTCAAGAACGGGACGTACTGATGTTGTTTCCTTAATCCCATTGTGACGGAGAACTAATGACTCAAATCGCTCCTTGATGAATTTCTCGATCTTCTTAGTACCATCAACCTTGCCGTTGACAAAGCGATGTATAGTCGCCGCATCAGCTGTGTATGAGATAAACTTCCCTATTTCAAAAACCACATCAGTCCAGGTTGGGGCGTCAATCAACGTGACACAGAGGACTGCAATCTTCTGGGCGAAGATGGCGGACCGGAGAAGGGTGGATGGTCCATCATCGGGCACTTGAAGTGACTCCGTCAACAATTCAGGGTCATTCCTAAGATACGTCTCCCATATAGTGGGGTATCTATTGACGACTACCCCCGGATTGAAAACCATCATTGTGGAGAACATTTCCTCGTAAACTTGATTCACCGAATCTTGTGACCCGGATCTTACTTTCTTCTTGTAGAGGCGCCGAACTTCCCTAATTGATTTTCCGACTTCCACGGCCACTAGGGATATAACAACCTCTCGGACGATCTCATGCGGGTTCTTGATGTCCTTCAAGAAGCCGCCAGCCTCAAGGGACAAGAAAGCGGTTAAAGATCTTGAACTCGTTTTCTCCACATCCACGAGGGAGGCAAAAAGAGTCATCGCGCGGGAATTCATCAAATTCATCCCCGTCTCGTTGATGACAGGAGGCTTGGCCTCGCGTTTCGCTGCGATGGCTTTGACTAGGGCCTCAGATTTCAGCTTGTTCTTGTGGCGTAAATTCTGTACCTCCCGTTCTAACTTTCTCACCTTTTCCTCATCGCGTTTCAACCTTTTGGACTTGGCAAAATCCTTAGGGTTCTCATCAACCACCGGCGGGGACGGGTTGACGGCCGGTACCCAGGGTTTAGCAAGTGGTGAGAGTTTTGAGGCGACGTACTTCTCGCGGATCGTTCTCCCGTCCATCTGACGGTCGAGAAGCAAGTGATGTGGGCAGACGGAATCGAGCAAATAGGATTCGTTAACGACGGCCATGCCGGAATTGCTATAGGCAGAGGTCTTCGTGTTAACAGAGTGCTCGTAGGTACGCTCTCGTTGTCCTCGAGATGCCGCTTTCATCTTCTTATTCTTGATCTTGTTA